CGATTGTGTTGGTGAAAGATTCCCGGGAGTACCCGGGAGGACCGAAGGAGCTCTGATGCCGTTTGCCGACGACTACGCGAAAGCGTAAACTTCTCCCTTTACAATTGGGAGAGAGTTCTCGGACGCAGATTAATTATTCACCTACGGCGCTTCCGCTTAAAGCGGGAGTTGTGCCGATGGTGAAAACTGCGTATCCGTGGACGCCGGTTAACGGGACACAGGAAACTGTGTCGAGTGGACATCCTTGGCTTGGACATAAAGCATCCAAGACCTCGGATATTGGTGGAGACTTTTACACTCAGAAGAAGTGGTATGCGGGTTTCCCGCAGAACATTTCTTTAGAGCAGTATCAGCCCACCATAATGGCCAGTGACTGGGCGTTTCGAGTCGGTTTTAATGGCTCGATTCTCCCATGTCACCCTGGTGGTCTCGCGTTTCCTCCGGCGAGTATTTCGTCGGATTCCAGGCTTAACCAGCTTGGAGCGCAGGCTATTAGTAAAGCCAAGCCCACACTGACCAAAGTGGATACAGCCGCCTTCTTAGGTGAGTTGAGAGAGGGGTTTCCCCGTATCTCACTCAACCTTTTGGAGGTAGGTGTTAAGTCGGCCCTTAACAGGATCGACGCCTGGCACGTAGCGAAAGCTGCGGGCGAGGAGCACCTGAACATAGAGTTCGGCTGGAAGCCACTGATCAGCGACCTCGCAAAACTTTCCGTCGTCGTGGAGACATATACCGATTTAATTCGGCAATGGAACCGCGATGCCGGTAAGGTTGTGCGTCGCCGCTGGTCCTTTCCATCAGAAGTTCAAGCAAGCTCGGCAGTGAGTCATAGTGCCCCTCCTTATATAGGAGAAACGACCGACTCGTCTATCTGGTTTGCTCGAACTGGGAACATAGTTAGATCGCGCACTATTAAACGCGATGTCTGGTTCTCGGGTGCGTTTCTCTACTTTACCAAAATCCCGCTTGATAAACGGGCAGATGGTTTGGAAGAGTACGTGCAAAAGGCCCGTCATTTAATGGCGGTCCTTAACCTTGAACCTGACCCAGATACTCTCTGGCAACTTGCTCCCTGGAGCTGGGCTGTCGACTGGTTTTCGAATGTTGGGGACATTGTCTCCAATTTTGATTCGATCGCCAATGACGGTCTTGTTGTGCGATATGGCTACCTGATGGAGCATACCATCGTTGAAGATAGCTATGTCCGGCAGCTCCCGAATGATACTATATATTCGGGGGCGAAGCCTGTCCCTGTCACGTCGAGCCTCAGTTTGTTTACTGAGACGAAAACGCGGCGGAGAGCCAACCCCTTTGGATTCGGGGTTAGCTGGGACGGTTTATCACCGAAACAGCTCTCCATTGCCGCTGCTCTGGGTATTACCCGGAGTTAGCGGTAGCATGTTGCACTGTTAAAACGCCATTGGGGGCCCAGCTCGGGCTCCTAGGAGTGATGCCTATGTCACTAGCCGATCCACAAACCGTTACGATCTCGGGTACAACGACCTCCTTGCCGCGCACTAGCGTGGATAAGGATGAGTCGGAGTACACGAGCTCGGACGGCTTGATCAAGCTCCTCGCGTCGCATGCCTATGGCAAGCGAACGAGGCGTTTGATCCGGATCGACCATGCGAAGATGGCCGCAGACGTCTTTAAGCCGACGGAAAACGTGAAGGTCGGAATGGCGGTTTACACCGTCTTCGATCTTCCGCCCGCCGGCTATACGGGCGCTGAGGCCTTGGCAGTTTGGACTGGGTTTAACACCCAGCTCACTGCCACTTCGAACGCGGTCGTCACCAAGATTCTTGGTGGCGAGTCGTAGTGGTGGGAATGGTGAGCGGTCTGTCGACGAGTCTGGCCCGGAAGGGTCGGACAAGTCGCTTTCCGTCCACCGTTCTGAACCTCCTACGGGAGGTGACGGAGCAGAGGTCCAAGTCCGCTTGAAGGTCGGCTATAAAACCGTCCTTCTCGTGGTCGTGGTCTTTGACTTCGTTCATCTCTCGTTTAGGGAGATCGTTAACACGTCCTGGTTCGAGCATCTTTTGCTCGGAATAGGTACGTGACGGTCTCGCCGTAAGGTAGGTTCGTGCTCTTCGGAGCATCACTCCATGGTGGCTACGTAGGTAACTAATCAAACAGTTCGGGACTTCCCGAGAGCAATCTCGGGTAATCCCCGAGAAGAAAGGAGTGCCCAGAAATGGGTTCCATAATTCCCGGGGACGATATGTCCCCGAACCTGCGAAACGCGTTTAAGGTGGCCCGCCTGGCTAACGCCTGGTGGGTTCGCTGTAACCGCTTCGCGGGTATGCGCTACATCCCTGCGACCCTCATCGATGGCTGCGTCGTGATTCACGACGTCGTCGCCGACGAGTTCGTTGGGGTGCAGGACCTGAATGAGAGGTTGCCGGAGGGCTGCCGTCAGGCAACTCTCTTTTCGTAACCTTTAGTGACGTGGGCTATGGATCCTGAACCTTCGATAGAGGAGGTTACCCCTTGCAAAAGGGACAGGTGAAAAGCCTGATGTCACTCTGGTCCATGCTAGCTGAGGAATCGGCTAGCAGATGTTGCACGAGCGCCACTCGTGACATTAATACCGTCACGAGGCGAGTCGAACATGAGGGGTTGTCGTTTTTAACGATAACCCTACCTGATTTTGGAAAAGCCATCCAAAAATGGCTTGACCTGGGTCAGGTCGGTATCCACTCTGCGTTCAGTAATGGACGTAGAGGAAGTTTCCCCCTGTTTTTAGGAGGTTTCTTCAACCGTGTGTTCGACCGGAGTAGTGGCTTGTTACTCGATGAGCCTGACATCGACGCTATTCTTGCCTTGCGTCAGCTAACGCTGATGTTTGGTAAGATGCAGCTGCCGTGCTCCCCAGCACGGATGGCTGCTGCGATCGATGGCTACATCGAGTGTGAGCAGGACGTTCGCCGCTTCGACTCGGAACTTAACGAGAGTGATCTCGAAGAGTTCCGTGTAATGTCGGAGCTGCTGTTTGGCCAGCTTTTCGAGCGGATGAACCGAGAGGTTTATTTCGCTCGGCTGGTACCAAAGCATGGACCGGGATCTACAGCTGATGGACTTCTTGGAAACAAGAAGTACAATCAGCTTACCTGGACCAGGCGGTTAGGGGAGGTTTTTCCTCCCCAAAACTATATCATCCCTAATTGGCGTTTTACGCACGTTTTGGATGATATGAACGTCCTCGAACCCGGAGAAGAGGAACCTGTGAAGGTTACTCTTGTTCCTAAGACGCTCAAGACACCTCGTGTTATTGCGATGGAACCAACCTGCATGCAATATATGCAGCAGGCGGTCTACCGCAGTTTCACAAAAAGTTTCCAACGGGATAGACTCCTGCGGAAACTGATCGGATTTGATGACCAAACCCCTAATCAGGGAATGGCAAAACAAGGTTCGATTGATAACCGAACCGCAACGCTTGATTTAAGCGATGCTTCCGATCGTGTCTCGAATCAGCTCGTTCGGACTATGATAGCTCGGTGGCCCTTTTTAGCAGGGGCTGTCGATGCTACTAGGTCAAGACGGGCTGTCGTAAATGGTAAAACCATTCGGTTAGCCAAATACGCGTCTATGGGTTCAGCACTTTGCTTCCCGATGGAAGCAATGGTCTTTACGACCATGATCTTCGTCGGGATTCAAAGATCGCTTAACACGCCTCTTACTAGGAAAGACGTAAAACGCTTTTCTAGCTCGGTGCGTGTCTATGGGGATGATCTTATCGTCCCTGTAGACCATGTGCTGTCTGTTGTTCAGACGCTCGAACTTTTCGGAGCTCGAGTTGGTCTGAGCAAGTCTTTCTGGACTGGAAAGTTCAGAGAGTCTTGCGGACGGGAATATTTTAACGGGCATGACGTTAGTATAACGCGTGTCCGTCAGATGTTCCCGACACAACAGCAGGATGCGATAGAGGTAATATCGATGGTATCCCTCCGGAACCAACTCTATATGAGTGGTTACTGGAGGACCTGTCGATGGTTGGATGAGAAAATTGAGAGGTTGATTAATTTCTTCCCCTCTGTTCTCCCAACCTCCTCTATTCTGGGCAGGGTTAACTCGCTCGGTTATGTTTATGAGCGGGTTCACCCAAGCCGTCAAAGCCCCTTAGTCAGGGGCTTTGTAGTGGCGGCCAAACCTCCGAGAGATTCTCTCGAGGGGGCTGGTGCCCTTACTAAGTGTTTACTTAGAGCGGGCAATCCTCTAGGTGAGGATGGGTTTAACAACCCTCTTCCCTGGCTGGAACCCGGAGCATCTGTGGGTGGTCCCTTTGGGATCTCCCATGATGCTACTTTGTGGGCTAGCCTCCCACAGAGTGATGATGAGCACTTAGAGCGTACTGGACGCCCTCAGCGCGTCGACATCAAGCTGAGGTGGAGCTCGCCCCATTAGGGCGTGCT